TACAGGCGTAGAAAATTGGTTTGTGTTTGATAGCTCAAGAAATACTTATAATGTAACAACTGCTAGATTATACCCTGCGTTATCAAATGCAGAAGATACAAACTTAAACACATTGGATTTATTGTCTAACGGATTTAAATTTAGAGATACAAATGCTGCGTGGAATAGTTCAGGACAAACTTATATATATGCCTGCTTTGCAGAAAACCCCTTTAAGAATAGTAACGCAAGATAACAGGAGAAAACATGGCACATTTTGCACAATTAAACGAAGAAAACCTAGTAACACAAGTCATCGTAGTTGCTAACCAAGACACAGCCGATCAAGACGGTGTAGAGAACGAAGCTATTGGCATTGAATTCTGCACTAACTTACTTGGTGGCACTTGGAAACAAACATCTTACAATGGTAACATCCGTAAGAACTATGCAGGTATTGGTTACAAGTATGATGCAACACTAGATGCATTCATACCACCACAACCCTATGCTTCATGGACATTAAATGAAACAACAGCACAGTGGGAAGCACCAACACCATATCCTACAGATGACAAACGTTATACATGGGATGAAGCAACAACATCTTGGGTTGAAGTAATACCTACTGAATAATGGATCCAATAACAATCTTATCAGCTTTTGCTCCTGTAGTAATGGACTTAGGTAAGTCCCTTATTAATAAGTTTGTAGCACCAGATCAATTTAAACCTGCAACTATCGAGCAGTATGCTCAGATGAAACAGATTGACCTAGAGTTCTTTAAGGTCTTGAATGATGCAGGATCTGGTACACCTAGCTATCCTTGGGTAGAAGCTGTTACAAGATTAATGAGACCTATGATTGGTCTTATTGTATTAGCTACTTGGGCATATATGCATCTTAATGGTATTGCTACAGTAGAAGTAGATAACTTTGCTAGTGCTGTTGGTTTCTATTTGTTTGGTGAACGTAGCTTATTCTATATTAAAAAGAAATGAAACTTACACCTAACTTTAGTTTAGAAGAATTAACACACAGTGAAACTGCTGAACGATTAGGTTTAGACAACACTCCTAATGCAGATGTTAAAGCTAACTTAACAAGATTAGCTAGATTTCTTGAAGAAGTTCGTCGAGTGTTAGGCCGACCTATAATGGTTAACTCTGCTTATAGATCTCAAGAAGTAAATAAATCTATAGGTAGTAAACCTACAAGTCAGCATTGTATTGGTTGTGCTGCTGATATTAAAGTACCAGGTTTAACACCTGACAATATTGTTAAAGAGATACTTAAAACAAACCTTGAGTATGACCAACTTATCCGAGAGTTTGATTCATGGGTACACATATCCATTCCTAATAAGTTTGCAGATAAACCACGTAAACAAGTTCTAATTATAGATAAAGCCGGCACGCGTCCATATTGATTCTATGAACTTAATTACAGTTGACACGTGTAAAGCAGTTTATAGAATGTTAAGTAATCTGCCACCTTTCAACAAGTATAAGTTACCAAGACCTTCCGAGATAGATTTTGTGGTTGTAGATGATTCTGAAATATATGGACAATATACTCCTGAACCACATTGTATAATAATTAGTACCGCTAAACAAAGTCATTTACAAACTTTTGAGAGAACTATGGCACATGAGATGGTGCATCTTATCATGTACCTTCAAGGTAAAAGATACGAACTTCATAACAAAACTTTCTATAAACTAATATATCAAATAGCCGATATCTACGGCTGGGAACCCAAGGACTTATAATGCCTAACGAACATTTAACAGATGCTACTAAACATATTATTGATGGTGTATCTATTGCTACTGCTGTAGGAACTATGATGCAAGTACTACCTGCTATTGCAGCTTTATTTACAATTGTTTGGACTTTAATTCGTATCTACGAAACAAAGACAGTACAAAAACTATTAGGTAAACATAAAGGATAAGTATGGCTACTTCAGGTACAACAACATTTAGCGTAACTCGTAATGACATTATACAGTCATCTTTACGTTTATTAGGTGTGCTTGAAGAAGGTGCACAACCTACGGCTAGTGCTATTGAGAATGCAAGTATGGTTCTTAATATGATGCTTAAAGATTGGATGACAGATGGCATTAAACTATGGACAGTTACTGAGTTAACTATTCCTTTAAAGTCTAACCAAACATCTTATACTATTGGACCATCTAGTACATATGATTTAAATACTAATAAACCTTTAAGACTTATTCAATCTTTCTTAAGAAATATATCTAATACTACTAATCAAGTTGCAGAGGTATCTTTACTTTCAGGTGGATCAGGTTATACAGTACAAGCTACTAATCCAGTATCATGTACTGGAGGATCTGGTACAGGTGCACAATTTAATTTAACTTATACTGGAGGTGTTGTTACTAAAGCTCTTCTTGCTAATAGTGGTGGTAACAATTATGCAGTAGGTGATGTTTTAACAATGTCTGGTGGTACCTTTACAACACCAGCAACTGTTACTGTAGACTCTCTTTTAAATACGTATATTGACTTACCTATGTCTATTCTTTCACAACAAGAATATAACATTCTAGGTTCTAAGTATAACACAGGTACAATAAACTCTGTGTACTATTGGCCTTATGCAACATATGGAGAACTTAAAGTATTCTTAACTCCTAATGCAAGTACATCAACTACTTATGAATTACATATTACTGTTCAACGTCCTATTGAGGATATTACTACAGCTAATCAAACATTTGACTTTCCATCTGAATGGTATCAATGTTTACGTTGGGGTCTAGCTTCAGAATTAGCTGCTGACTATGGTCTTCCTACAGAAAGACTTGCAGGTGTTATTCAAAGAGCTGAAAACTATAAACAAAGATTAATGGCGTGGGATACAGAGTATGCTTCTACATTCTTCCAACCAGATATTAGAGCTCAAGTATTAAGGTTTAGATAATGTCCGAAACCTTACGATTACCAATGAACTATGGGGTAGAGTTTCGTAATGATACCACAGACAAAGGTTCTAAGATGGTTAACTGTTTTGCAGAAGACTATAATGGAACTATGTATGCAAAGAAAAGACCTGGATATACATCTTCAGGTGTAGATTTTGGTACAGGTACAGCACAAGGTTTATATACTTATGCTAGCAAAATATATGCAGTATTAAATAATACTCTTTATAATACTGACTTAACTACTACAACTACAGTAGGAACATTAACAGGAACTACAACTCCTTGCTATTTTACTAATACCCTTAATGATGGATATTTGTTCTTTCAAAAGGGTGATAAAGGTTATACCTATAATGGAACCACTCTAGCTCAAGTTAGAAGTGATGGTGTAGCTTTTATTAATATTACTGTAGGTGGTACAGGATATGCATCTCCACCTGCTGTAACATTTGGTCCTGAGTGGCAAGCTACTACAGCTTATAATCTTAATGATCAAGTAGCTTATGGAGCTAACTTATATACAGTAACAGTAGCCGGTACTACAGCATCTACTGCACCTACATTTACTAGTGGATCACAAGTAGATGGTACTGCTACATTAACTTATGCAGGAAATAGAGCTACAGGAAGTTCTTCTATATCAGGTGGTATTGTAACAGATATTGTTATTACTAATGCAGGTACAGGTTACTTAAATGCTCCTACAATTACTATAGCAGCACCTGGTGGTTCAGGTACACAAGCTTATGCTACTTGTACTTTAAATGGATTTCCATCAGGTAACATAGTACCAGGTACAGCTTACTTTGATACTTACGTTTTTGTAATGACAGATGATGGTAAGATCTGGAATAGTGAGCCTAATGATCCTACTAAATGGGATGCATTAAACTACATTACTGCTGAAGCAGAACCAGATAAAGGTGTAGCCTTAGCTAAACATTTTAACTATTTACTAGCTTTTGGTCAATGGTCTACAGAGTTCTTCTATGATGCAGCTCAACCAATAGGATCGCCATTATTACCTAACCCTACATTCCGTATTGAGTTTGGATGTGCTAATGGTAACTCAGTAGTAGAAATGCAACAAACAGTTGTATGGGTAGCTGTAGGACGTAATACTGGTAGAACAGTTCTTATGTTAGATGGTACAAGACCTGTACAAATTTCAGATGTATCAGTAGAAAGAATACTAAACCAATCTAGTTTACAAAATGTAAGATCATACTCTTTAAAAGTATCTGGTCATTACTTTTATGTACTTAACTTATTAGATGATGATTTAACTCTTGTTTGTGATATTAAATCTAAACAATGGTCTATTTGGACATCTTATGTTAATGGGCAAGAAACTATATTAGACGGAGTATTTTTTACTTCTTATAATAATGAAGCATATGCACTTGACAATGACAACGGAGTATTGTATAATATTAGTGAGCATACTTATACTGATTTAGTTGGTCCTATCCAATTTAGAATCAGAACTCCTCTTATAGATGCTAACTCTACTAAACGTAAGTTTATTGGTAGACTAGAAATAGTAGGTGATAAGATTGGTGCTACCCTCCGAGTACGACATACAGATGATGATTATCAAAACTGGTCTCAATACCGTAATGTTGACCTAAACGCAATGAGAAGTGTCCTTTATCAAAATGGTAACTTTAGACGAAGAGCATATGAATATTTTTGCACAGACAACCAGCCAATTAGACTGCAAGCTTGTGAGATGGACCTCGATCCCGGTGCGACATAAAGCATTATTAAAAGCCTATGAAGGCTATAAAGATTCAAGAGAGTGTTCTTTTGAAGAGTTTTGTGAAAGAGTTAGAAATTTTAGTATTATTCCTGTAGAGAATAAAAATGGTATTGTTGGAGCTATTATGATTCGTAAGAATGAATTCCACATATCAGTTACTGAACCTTTTAATATGCGTAAATATATTAGAACAGTATTTAATCCTCTATTTAAAAACTATTTAGAAGTAGTTACAACTGTTATAAAAAGTAATACTAAAGGACTACAATTTGTTAAACGTATTGGTTTTGAAGAAGTTAATCGTAAAGATAACATTATTTATTTAAGGATGGATCATGGGTGGAGTTGTTGATTTTGTAGGAGACGTAGTTGGAGGAGCAGCCGACATCGTAGGTGATGTTGTTGGTGATGTTGTTGGTGAAGTATTTGACAACCCTATATTAGGTCTTGCTGCAGGTGTTGCTCTAGGGCCAGCTGGTTTTGGACTTTATGGAACAGGGGCAGGAGCTTTAGGTGGGGCAGCCGCAGGTGCGGGTGTTAGTGCATCTAGTATGGGTCTTATTGGACCTACTCTTATGGGAGCCGCTGGTGCTACTCCTGCCGCTTTAGCTGGTTATGCTGCTGCTACTGGAGCAGGTGCTGGTATTCTAGGTAGTGCTGCCGCAGGTGGATTAACACTTGGTGGACTTACTAGTGCCGCTACACAAGCTTTAGGTTATATTCCTTCTTCAATTGCCTCAGGACTTGCTGCTGGTGAGGTTGGTGGTATCCCTGCATCAAAAGGTATCTTTGGACAACTTAAACAAGTAGCTGACGTAGCTAAGTCAGGTTATGATATTTATAGTGCATTAACAGCTTCTAGAGGTATTTCTCCTGATGTAGCTAAATTACAAACTGATCCTTACTCTCCATTTAGAGCATCTGCTGCTCAAGATTTAGCTGATCTTATGAAAGATCCTAATAGAGTCTATGGTATGCCTGGTTATAAATTTGCTCAAGAAGAAGGAGCTAAACAATTACTACGTAATAGAGCTGCTTTAGGTGGTTCACAATCTGGTGCAACACTAGCATCTCTACAAAAATATGGTGCTGAGACTGCACAAAATTGGTTTAATAATTATTATAACCAATTAACTCAATTATCAGGTGCAGGACAATCTCCAGTAGCTGGTGCTAATGCTTATAGAACTGCTGCTTACGATCAGTCTCTAGCAGAGAAAAATAGACAAGAACAATTGTTACAAGGTGTTATTGGCCTTGGTACATCAATTGGTAGCTTTTTTGGATAAAGGATAAAATATGGCTAGTATTCCAATGTATCATGGTATTCCTAGTTTTAGCGAAATTCAAGCTAAAATGGCTAGGGAAAAAATGGATGTTCTTAAAACAGAAGAAGCTCAAATTGAATTAGATGAACTTAAAACTGCTAAAGACATTATTAAAAGTCAAGCTATTGCTGACCTAACTAAAACAAAAACAAGTCAAGTACCTCCTGCTATGCCTGGTGGTTATACTATGGGTACAGGATTTGATGGTCGTCCAGCAGTAATGCCTGAAGGTGCTATATCACTACAAGGTACTAAAGCTGCTGATGGTACACCTATGCCATCATTTATGACAGGAGCAGCAACAGAAGAACGTGCTAAAGAACCTGTAATAGATGAAACTAAACCTGTTACTATGGAAAGTTATCCAGGTAAAACAGAAGAACCTACTGTTGAAACACAACCAGTTGTTAAGACACCTATTCAACAAGCTAAAGCAGCTACTCAAGACTTTATTAAAGTTAATGATCAAGTTAATGCTGCTTATAAGACAGCTGAACTATTTAAACAAAATGGTCTTTTACTTCAATATCAAAAACAACTTAAGGTTGCACAAGATTTAGAGAGTACTCGTACAATGGCACAAGAACGTCGTATAGATTCTGCTAAGAAGATTCTTGAAGTTACTGGTCAGATTGCACAAGGATACCTTGATGCTGATCCTAAAGATAAAGATGCGGCTTGGGGTACTGCTCTTATGCAGTTAAACAATGCAGGTATTCCTGTTGATAATTTAATGAGAGTTCCTCCAGAGTTAAGGGAACAAGTAGCTCAACAATTTGCTGATTCTGCTATCTCTGGTGCTAATAAACTTAAACTAGAACTTGAATATCTAAAAGAATCAGGACGTAATAGACGTGCTGAAGAGTCTAATAGAATTAGAGAAGATCTAGGTAATAAACGTTTACAAGCACAAGCACGTAGTCAAGAGGCTGTACAATTACGTTTTGATAAGAGTATGGAACTTAGAGAGTTCAATGCTATGAAAGGTAAACTTTCTACTATTGTTACCCAGGCTCAAAGAGACCGAGCAGACCTTGAAGCTAAAGCTGATGACATTAACTTTAGAATTAATGGTTTAAGAGGTGGTACTATCTTTACAGACAAGTATGGTAACAAGCTAACTAAAGAAGCTCGTATAGCTGAAGTTACTGCATTACAGGAGGACTTAAATGCACTTGATGGTCAACGTAAAAAGATTGATGAAGAAATCAAAGGTTATGAAGCTAAACTTAAAGAAATGCCAGTCCCTAAAGGTGGCTCTAAAGAAGAAGCTTCTACTACTTCAAAAGAAGTTAAAGAAGATACCGTTAGTAAACCAAGTCAGCAAGACATTAATTTAGCTGTACAAGCAATTAACCAACGTCCTGAAGCTCTAGAACAGATTAAAGCTAACTGGTCTAAACTTCATCCAGATGCTAAGTTTGAAGATTATATTAAGTTAAATCCGAATAAAGCTAGCACTAAAAAATAATAAGGAGTAACGATGGATTCTAATCCTTACCTTAGTGGTATAGAAAGTTATTCGCCTTCAAAACCTTCTTCTTATAGTAGAACTCAAGAAGATGCTAATATTCAAGGGTACCTTTCCAATTTAAGTAAAGCTGAACAAGCTGACTATAATACTATTGTAGGTGGTAGTACTTTTAACGACTATAGTAAACATCCTGGTGTAATAGGAGTAACTACTAAAGAAGGTCCTAGTACTGCTGCTGGTCGTTATCAGATTACTAAAACAACATATGACAGATATGCCAAGAAACTTGGTATTACTGACTTTTCTCCTGAGTCTCAAGACAAGATTGCTTTAGAACTTATTAAAGACAATAATGCTCTTGAAGATGTCAAACAAGGAAACTATCAAGCCGCTAACGCAAAGTTAGGTGGTATATGGGCAAGTCTACCTTCTAGTAAGTACAATCAACCTAAACGTTCTAGTGCTTGGGTAGAAGAAAACTTTGATACTGCTCCTTCTAAAAACCCTTATCTTGATGGTTCATTCAAAGCTACTGATGTTAAAGCACCAGAGTCTGAGCCTGAGAATCCTTACTTGAAAGGGTTAGCCAGGCCTAGTTCCAATCCATATCTTAGTGACGTTTCTACTGACTCTGAAAGCGATATTAGCAAAACTCGTTCCTTTCTTAAAAGTGCTGGGGGTTCTGCTGCTATTGGCATTGGTGCTACTCCAACAATGGTCGCTGGCGCTGAAATTGGTGCCGCGGGTGGGGCTGCTATAGCTCCATTCTTAGGGCCTGCTGCTCCTGCTGGTCCAATTGTAGGGGGAATCGTAGGAGGTGTAGCTGGTTTCTTAGGTGGTGCTAAAGC